ATAATATATTATCTCAATTAACATATATATAGTAGGTGATTATGCGATCATTCTGGTTATTTAGATCTAATATTAGAGATCTAGAATATTATCATTATTATAACGACCTTGAAACATTTGAAAAGAAGTGCCATGATTTTTATTTACTAATGGGATTGTGGTTTCTAAAAAAGGATATATTTGACGAGGTTATAGTCTGGAGGATAGCAAATAAGAACCTTCCAGATATAGTATTTGAAACTAATGGGAAAAAATTCATACAGAAATTTTCACTTAGTTTTGATGAATGTTTAAACTATCCAAAACCAATGATATCATTTTTTAGAGGTGGATTTCCAGAGTATGATGATCTAGTTAAAAAAGATCCAAACCATTTTGGAACTAAACTATATTTAGCTGCTGGGAAAAGAATTTATCCAAAAGATAAAAAGTTATATAACAAAGTCTTAATTGAAAGTGAAGCAGATAATAGAGGAAACGATATACGATTTTACAAGACGTGCAATCCAAATATATTTAAAGATTATGTTGATGTAAAGAAAATATATGATTTATGTTGGATATGTAATAATACACAAATAAGACACAAAGGGCAAGAATTCTTTATATCAAATATTGGTAATAGTAATTATCTAAAATCTTTAAAAATTATTCATATAGGAAATAAACCTGAAGTTGGATTAGAATTATGTAAAAAATATGGAGTTGATAATATTAAATTTATTGGTCCAGCAGAAAGATATGACATAAATGTTTTCTTAAATCTTAGTAAATTTGGTATTGTAACTTCAAATAGAGAAGATGGATGTCCAAGAGTTTCAACTGAAATTCTGTGTTCGGGAACACCATTAATAATTAGAGATCAAACTAGACTTTTAAACTTTTATAAAAAAAGTGGGGTTGTTCAGTTTAATGATAAAAGTTTAAATGAAGCAGTAGTATATGCAATGATTCATTATGATGCATTAAAAAAAGATCTTGATATTTATAGACAAATGTTTTCAATGGATATTATTTGTGGAATGAATATTAATTCTTGGGGGTATATTAATGAAAGAGATTAAAATAGCAATTATTGTATGGACCGACGCTACATATTATAAATGTGATTATATTTGGGAAGGTGAAGATATTCCTCTGGTTGAACCAAAGATACTATATACAGTTGGTGTGTTGGTTGGTGAGACAAAAGAGTGTGTTGTAATATGTCAAGATATAATTGAAGAAGGGGTGGGAAGAATGTTATTATCCATTCCCAGAATTTCAATAAAAAAAATAAAGATCATAAAACAGAAGATTTAAAAAAAGATGATCTGGTTTCCCAGTTCATCTTTTCTGTTTATTTTCTTGGGTTATACTACAACCCAAGCTTTCTCTTCAGTATAGTAAATGCAATTTCTGTTCCCATTTTTATATAGACGTTTTCTGTTTTCTTTTGGATTCTTGTCTGTGCTTTTGTAACACATGGAGCTACGAACTTGTGCATCAGTTGACTTTGTTTTGCTTCAACATAATTTGTAGCCAACTGACCGGCTTGTAACCACGGACGATAACGAGGGTTTTCAACAATTTCCCTGATCTCTCTGTTGACTCCAACATAGTCAACATCTCTGTCGATAAGATCTGAATCCTTTACTTTTGAAACACGCCATCTGAATTCTTCCTCTGTACTGCTTTTTATTCTCATTAGTTCTGTTAAGTTATTTTTAGTTTCTTTTTTGATTCCTTCCATCCTTACGAACGTTGTAATGTTGTCACTGAAATGCTCCAAAAATGGAAACTCCGACCGGCCTCTTGTTGACATAATATTCACCTCTCATAGTAAAATTTATCCTTCTGTTATTATTAGATATTAATATATATAGAATTTGAATCTATATTTAAACAAAAAAATTTGGTTAAAAAAATGAGAGGTTAAACAACACCTCTCATTTCTTCTACATCTACCAGGGAAATCAGATTACTGAGCAGTCTCCAACTCGGGAAGCGGCGTCTGGTTCGTTTCCTTGATGACGAGGTAGGAAGCAACACCAATCGCAACCACGACAGCGATGCATGCGATTCCGATTGCCATGTCGCGGTCGATCAGGGGTTCCGGTTCCTCATAGAACCTGGTCTCCGTCTCCTTCCAGAGCTTCTTGGGTACCGGAGTCGCTTCGGGAGTGATGACGACTTCGCTGGAGCGGTCTGTGAAGCGCCTGATGGTTTCGACACGAACCGGCTTCCTCTGCATTTCGATGATCTTTTCGTCCATACTACTGTCCTCTCTTTTTAAAAAGATATGAGCTCCTAAGGGAGCTTTAGAACGACATCCTTTCGACCTTCCCAGTTTCAAGGTTTACAACTATTGCTACTTCCTTGAAATCTGGACATGTGATCCTCATCTCTCTAAACCCATACACAATTGACAGATGATCCACTGAGGATTCTTCCAAAAGTGTATCGGATAAAGCTTCAAGATTTTTCTTAGTTGTAATGAAGGTTACAACCCTATTTTCTTCTCCACTAGTTACCACCGTAAGACTTTTATTCTCTTTCGTTACTTCTGCGGCAAATTGAATCCTGCAGTCTTCCTTCGATTTCTGATAAGTATGGGTGTATTCGGAAGGAGTAGGAATCAGACTTCTATGAAAGTCTTGATAACCAACATACATTCCTGCTCCAACAACATAGATTATTGTAATTACCAACATCACCCGGATTGTTTTCCAGGTATTACGCACCATTCTTCTCCTTGCCCTTCGTTTCATGTTGCAAATCTCCTTGTTGGTATTTATTACTAATTTATATATATAGAATCTGACTATATAACTGACCTGATTTTCGGTGAGATATTTTCTCAAAAAGTGAGAATAAATATATAATTAGAATTAGTGAAAAGGAGTGTTTTATGGGAGAAGATAAGAGAGTTGTGATTCTTTATTCTGGTGGTGCAGATAGTACTTTATTATTGGAATTTGCGAAGAGAATGGGGAAGGATATTTATGCTGTTTTAATTGATTATGGGCAACTCCATAAGGAGGAATTGGAGTTTGCAAAGAAGTATTTAAATACAGAAAAAATTCCCTATAATGTTGTATCATTAGTTGGTCTATCTGCTAATAGTGGTTTAACTGGAAAAGGGGATCAGGGACAATATGAGGGTGTTCATACTCATTGGGTTCCTGGAAGAAACACAATGTTTCTAGCAATTGCTTTTAGTGAAGCAGAATCTCAGGGTATCCAGGAAATCTGGTATGGGCCGGATTACTCAGATCGAGAAGGCCTATTTCCAGATTGTTATCAAGATTATGTCTATGAGATTAATAAAGTATTTGCAATTGCTGGAAGCTATCCAATTAAAGTATACGCCCCCACATTGGGATTAACAAAAGAGATGGTACTAAAACTTCTTGAGAATTTTGGTGTTGGTAAGGATCAACTTTTTAGTGGGTATGGACAGTATACATAAGAGGAATATGGATACTATAATAAATATAATAGTTGTATTGTTTTCTGCGCTAGGTGTTTTAATGTTGTTGATACCATATCTTGTAAAATAGGTTAAAAATGGAATTTTTTGATTGTGAGAACTGTAATGGTCGTGGAGTAATTCCAACAGGTATAGTAGAAAAGATTGAGGTTTCTAGCATTTCCAATCCGGGTTATAAAATGTTTATTCCTGGAATGAAAGAGTGTGAACCATGTAAAGTATGTAATGGAGCAGGAAAAATTGATTGGATTCAGAGAATAAAATCTATAAGTAGTGGAGGATAGAGAAATGGGAATTTCGTCAGAACCAAAAGCCACACAATCAGTATGCGTAAGTCAAGAAATTTTACAATCTCTAGATAAGTGTATTACCTTATCTAGAACACTAGAAAGTTTATCTTTTAGGGTTCATCTAGGGGAACCAGCTAAAGAAATTTCAAAAGTTGAAGATAAGCCTGCACCGAATTGTTTTTCATATACGGCAACTGAGAAAATTTCTACTATTTATGAAACGCTAACCAATGCTATTAGAAATTTAGAAGAATTTGTTGTATTGAAATAAGGAGAAAAGAGTATGATGAAAACTACTAATGATTATTGTGTTGCTGATGAAGTAATGAAAAAACTTGAAGAAATGAAAGAAACCTCAAAAACAATTTTAGAGTTATCTAATTCCTTATTCTCTGGTTTTCCAACAACAGAAGAGGGAAAACAAAGAGTAGGAGCTTTAGATTTTGGAATGTACACAATAGATGAACTAAGCGATATAACATCCATATTACAAACTTCTGTTTTCAAACTATCCAATTATATTGGAAATTCAAAATTCAATTTACCTGGTAATAAAAAATGATTATAGGAATTGTTGGATCTAGAAGGAGAAATACAAAAGAAGATTATCAGAAAGTTGAAGAAGCTTTTCTAAAAATTTACCAACCTGGAGATGCAATCTGCTCTGGTGGATGTCCTAAAGGTGGAGATAGATTCGCTGAGCAGATTGCAACCAAATTTAAAATTCCTATCAAAATATTTCCAGCTAGATGGGATTTATATGGTAGGGTAGCTGGATTCAAAAGAAATACAACCATAGCTGAAACTTCTGATAAACTAATTGCTTGTGTTGCAGATGATAGGACTGGTGGTACGGAAGATACAATAAAAAAATTTAAGAGAATAAAATCAGATAGTGAGTTGATATTGGTATGAGTAATTGTAAACATAAGTGGGAAACTGGTTTATGTAAGGTAAGAGATGATATATCATATACAGATAGTATATGTACTATTTGTGGTGAGAAAATTTGTATTTTACCAACATTGAATTTTCTTCCCATATTAACTCAAAATGAATTTGATGAACTAGTAGTATTTTTGAAGGAACGAAACTTAATATGTAAAAATAGAATTCTCGAACATTGGAATTGGGAGTAATTAAAATGAATTGGGATCAATACTTTATGACACTATGTTATTTTTTATCCATGAAAAGTAAAGATGAAAAAACTAAACATGGTGCTGTAATTGTGGGAAAAGATAATGAAATAAGAAGTACTGGTTATAATAGTTTTCCTAGGGGAATTAAAGATTATGTTAAAGAGAGGCAAGAAAGACCAGAAAAATATTTTTGGTTTGAACATGCTGAACGAAATGCTATTTATAATGCTGCAAGAATTGGAGTTTCCACTAAAGATTGTATTTTGTATATAGAAGGAATCCCATGTATGGATTGTGCTAGAGCAATAGTTCAAGCAGGGATAACAAAGGTTATTGTTCATAAGCAATATGTAGAAGACCAAGCTAAGAAAGAAGGTCAGGAAATATGGAATGACCATGCAAATAGAACTATTGTTTTATTTGAAGAGGCTTTTGTTGAGTTAGAGTATTATGATGGTGAAATAATAAGAAACATCCATGGATGGAGAAATGGAGAATTAATATAGTGAGAAAGCTTAAAATTTATATTGCTGGAGCGGTCAGAGAGCAAGCATACCGTGAGTACGTTCATAGGGTGTATGGAGATCATCCCCAATTAGAATTACTCGATCCTATACGAATTGTTGAGCAAGTGTTTCCAGATGTTGTAGAAAAGGATAAGTTACTAATAAAACAAAGTGATATAGTTGTTGCATATGTACAAAACCATAGCTTCGGCACGTGTATGGAAATTATATATGCTTTTGAGAATGGGATTCCAGTTTATACAATAAATCCAAATAGAGATCATAGAGAAAATTTTTGGTTAAAATACCATACAACAAAGTTTTTTGATACCATTAGTGATTGTTTTGACTATATAATGGAAAAACACCATGAAAAAACATAGTTTTGAACATGTTAAAAAATATATTGAAAGTAGGAGATTTAAATGTTTATCTACATCTTATACTGGATCTCATAAAAAAATAAAACTATTATGTCCCAATGATCATATTATTGAGATGTCGTGGAATAGTTTTTATAACAATAAAGCTGGTTGTAGATTATGTGCAGTAGAAAAAGTTAGAAAATCAATAGATGAAGTTAAATCTATAATAATAAACTCTGGTTATGAATGGATCTCTGGTGACTACAAAGACGTATATTCAAAACTAAAAGTTAAATGTAAAGAAGGACATATTTTTATTGTTAGATTTGATTCAATTGTCAATGGACATTATTGTTCAATATGTTCAAACAAAAATGCAGCATTGAAAAGAACAGGAGAAAATAATTATATGTGGGTTTCTGATAGAAGTCTGGTTTATCGTCCGTATACGGATAGATTTCATAATATTTCTTATAGAAAACAGATTTTAAATGAGCAGAATAATATATGTCCCATATGTGATAAAATAATTGAAAAAAACATAGCATTTCATCATATAGATTATGATAAAGGAAATGACAATAGAGAAAATTTGGTTGCTGTCCATAATAAATGTCATCCGAGAACAAATGGTAGTACAAAAAATAGATTATATTGGAAACAAATTCTTTCTGAAAAAAACAAAAAGATTTTACAAGAAAATATGAGGGAGCATACCCCCTCACATTTTCGTGCTACTACTTCTGCTTGAAGTAGTAGCAACCGAGCTGGTACGGACTCACCACCTCTGGATCATGGGTGGGAATCACAGGTTTCCGTGGATCATCAAGATCACTTTCATGAGGACACACAACCCTCATCATCTCCTTGCACTCAGAACAGTCCCGATTCTTCGCAAGGGAATTCAGGTCTTCAACCCAATATCCCCTTCCGATTCTCGGAGGCTGCTCGTCATGCAGTCTGGGTTGATAAATCTTCCCAGACAGAAGCAGGTAGTCGAGAACCTGCTTCGGATCGGATACATGACTTTCATCATGAAGCCAATATGTCTGCTTGTACTGCTCAAGCAGACTCTCCCAGTGATCCGGAGTTCTGCAAGCAGTTCCGGTGATGATCAACTCCACATCCTCCAGCCGCACCTTGCCAGTAATGATGTCAGCAATGCAAAACGATAAACTGAGACCGATCATGATCTTCTCCTTTTCTTTTCTACTTGTTGGTTTGTAGTTTCTCCCACCATCCAGGACAATATGTGTCAAGACAATCGCATGGAATGACCTTGAATGTTCGTTCGTAATGTTCCAAGGGAATGTTCATTTCTCGGCAGCGGCGCTTTTTGAATTCCTCTTCCGACTGGATCACAATGGTTTTTGGAGGCATGGTCAATTCTCCTTAATGTTCCAAATGAACATGCTTGGAAGATGGTTAATTGTATGATACATTGCACAAATTGTATCTCTCAGATGCTGATGAAACTCCTCAGAATACTCCGGAATTGTTTTTGTGTCTGGAAACTCGTTGGTGATTCCGATTCCAAACATTCCCTCATCCACTACAAAATTCAGGTTATACGTTATTGGAAGAGGATCATTGACATCCTTCCACTCAACGACTATAACCTTTCCAGTAAGTTGAACACCAGAAGTATGATGGTCCAAAATGATTTCAAACCTCTGTCTCATAAAATATCCTCCCTTGTTGGTAATTTAATTCTTCCTTCTTATTAGATATTAATATATATAGAATTAGAATCTATATCTAAGAGATATAATAAATTATATCTCAATAACATATATATAGATACAAAAAAAATTAGAAAAAAACATTGCCCCGATCCCTGTTGGGGAGGCAATGTTTCTTACCATACCACTCCCAGTTAAGGGGTTGGGTATAGTTCTATGCGTTATACTGCTGGTTGATGGTCCGTGCGAGGGTATCCATCTCGGACTTTTCCTTCTCTCCCTCTTTGGCATCATCCAGTCCATCCATGATCGGCTCGTACTCCTTCATGATTGCCATAATGGCATTCATGTGGATCTCGAGTTCTGGATTCTCCATCATCTGCTCCATCTTCTTCTCGAACTCGGACGGCTCGTACTTGATGTTCTCCGGATCCTGAGGGTCAACAACGATCTTCCCATGAAGAGACTTTATGAGATTCTCTGCATTGGACAGTTCCACCATAGTCTTGGGGAACAGCTTCTTCAGAAGAGAGATACCGCTGAACGTGCCGATTCCGAGCAGGGCGGAAGCAGTCTCCAGACCCCTCATGATGAAAGCGTAGAACTTCTCGATGACCATCCAGGTCGTGCTCTCCTGAATGTCCTTGATGATCGCCAGAACGATCATCAGGTACTGGATGATCATCTGTTTGAAGATGGGCATCTCGAGCATGACGTCCATCTGCGCTTTGTAGATCGGCATCCCGTGTTCCCAAGTCCTCTCGACCATGGGAATCATAACCTTTTCGATCATCGTTTCCGCTTTCTCCACGTTCCGCTTGTTCAGATTCATCTTTTCCATTGCAAAATCCTCCTTGTTGGTTGGTAATTGTTTTATTCTATCTTATTAGATATTAATATATATAGAATCTAATTCTATCCCTGAGAATAAACTATAAAAGTGAAAGGTGAAAAATATGGAAAAAATCGAAAGAACTGGGACAATGGATGACTCACAAGTATCAACTAGATTGTTAGAAAAGAACTATTCTCCACTAATTGTTAGAAAATACCAAATGAAAGGTTGGCCAATGTATATTGGTCTTATTTGTGATGTATCCTTATCTGATTTGGATCAAGTTGTAAACGGTGTAATGACTGAATACGAAACACAAGGTCTTATTAAGCAAGATATTCAAGCTATTAGAAATGTTACTGGTCTTCTTAGTGACCATATTATTAAACATTATGATTCTATTAAATCCGGTTGTGTTGAGGGTGTAGCAGTTCTGTGGTATGTAGATAAGACCTTTATCAGTTCTCTATGGGGAGATTTTATGACTCATGCTTCATGTAAGAATGAGTTGTATTTCATTGTTAATACTCTTCCACATATTTAGAGGGAAATATGAAAAAGATATTATTTCTTATATTTTTATTATTTACTTTTATTTTTGTTTTTGACTCTTTTGCCAAAGATGATACTACACCTAGAGAATTAACTTCAAAAGAGAGAAGAGAGATTTGTAGGGAAATGTCTAAGAGTGTTAGACAAACTCAAAAACTTAGAGATACTAATGCTCATGGACTTCATAATATTAGAAAAGCAGAAATAAAATGCTTGGGAAGAGATTCTAGAAATATTTTAATTAGAATGGAAGGAATGAATGAAGAAGAAGCATTGAATTTTTTTAATAAAAAACCAGAACTGAAAGAAGATTTTAGAATTGCAGGATATCGTAATATTTATTTTGAAGATTTTAATGGGAATAGATGGACATTAGTTCTAGAATAAGAAATTTAGTGAGAACAAATATATGATAAAGAAGGAACTGTTGTTTTCTCTAACTAAGAGAGATTTTGAAATCCAAACTTTTCGATCTGGTGGAAAGGGCGGTCAAAATCAAAATAAGGTCGAGAGTGGAGTAAGGATAATTCACAAGGAATCTGGTGCAGTTGGAGAATCAAGAGAACACAGGAATCAACTTCAAAATAGAAAAGCTGCTTTTGAAAGACTTGTAAAAACAAAGGAATTTCAATTGTGGCATAAGTTACAAGCAGCAATGATTATGCAGGGACAAAGAGATATAAATAAAGCTCTTGATAAAATGATGGAAGAAAAAAATCTTAAAATTGAGTGGTATACTCCGGAGTAAAAATGCAAAATGTTAAAGAACTGGTTAAAGATCCAGAATGGCAAAAAGTAAGAATAAGTTTACTTAATCAATGGAATGTTAGACCAGACTGGTGTTTAGAACAATTAAGAAATTATCTTGGTCCAATTGATAAAACTCCGGAACATAAATTAAAGATTGTACTCAACTATTTAACTGGGCATGGGTTTAGAACAAAAGCTATAAAAGAGTATGATAAGATTCAGAGACTAAGAGCTGAAATTTCAGCTGAATTAAAAAGAAGGAGATATTCATTATGACGTAGGGTATTGAAAAACAAAGAAGTCCTCCTGATTTATCAATTAACCATCAAATAAGAATTGATAATAAAATTAGGAGGATATAGAAATGAAAAAGTATTCTGAATTAAAAAATCAACTAAAAGAGTGGTCGAAACAAATCAGGTTTTATAAGGATCATAGAAAACTTGATAAACGTGGAGACTATAGTCTTTCCTTCCTAGAATATGAAATTCTAAAATTGAAATGGGATTTTCGTCATAACCATATTGCTTATTGTGAATTAAGGGGAAGAGAATATAATGAAATCGAAAACCCTGCCCCAGGAAATGAACCAGATAGAAAGTTCATCGACAAACAAAAACAATACTGGAGAGAAAAGCATGAAGATGTATGTCCTAGTTCGGAAGGATCTTCCCAATGTTCAGAAGGCAGTTCAAGCGGGACATGCAGTAGCAGAATTTCTCCTTAAGTTTCCCTATAAGAACCAATACAATTGGAATAATGGAGTATTGGTTTATTTGGTTGTGAAAGATGAACATGAACTAGGATGGTGGGATCATAAATTACATAAGAAGTCTATTGCACATATGTCATTTAGAGAACCAGATTTAAATAATGAAATGACAGCACTGGCAGCTGTTACAGGTAGTGAAGATTTATTTAAAAAACTTCAACTACTTGAGATATAGTTAACGTGCTCCAGTAGCTCAAATGGGTAAGAGCGGAGGACTCTAAATCCTCGTCGCTGTAGGTTCGAATCCTATCTGGAGCACCATATTCGTTATTCGTGAATCACGAATGAGAGGTTTATATGAAAACTTATATTGTTAGAGGACAGGAATATAGAGTTATATGTGCAGTGCATAATGAAATCATATATAGGGTTGGAACGTTGGAAATTGATAACTATACTAAAGAACATATATTAGAATTAGTATCTGTTGCAAATCAAATGGCAGTTAATATGGAACATGCATTAGAGAGAAAAAGAGATTTTGGAATTGGTTTATTTGGATTTGAAGGGAGCGATGATGACTGATATGAAGATTGTATCACCAAAAGAAGTTCATGACTACGCAAAAGAAAAAGGTTGGTGGGAACATGATAGACCTGTTCCCGAACTATTATGTTTAATTCATAGTGAAATATCAGAAGCTTTAGAAGCATATAGAAACAATATTCCTGAAGGTGAAAAAGGATGTATTTCCGAAGAGTTAGCTGATGCTGTTATTAGAATTTGGGATATGGCAGAATATCTTGGAATTGATATAGCAGAAGCAGTTAATAAAAAACATGAGTATAACTTAACAAGACCTTATAGACATGGAAATAAAAAATGTTAATGAGTTATATGGTTGGAATAGAATTTATTGCTACTATTCTTACAATATGGGGAGTTGTTGTAATCTCAGTTCCAAAAAGATACGGTTTGTGGATTTTAGTGTACGCACAAATTTTATGGTGTATCTTTGCTTATGCCAAGGATGCACCATTCTTTTTATTTTCAAGTGTTTTTCTATTAGCGTTTAATTTTGTTGGTCTTTATCAATGGAAAAAGAAAGGAGTTGGATTGTGAGATTAATTAAGCCCTATTATGAAATTGAAAGTGAAATTAATAGTGAAGTAATTCTTAAACATTTAGAACGAGCAGCCAGAACCTGTTATAAGTCTGAGCATCAAATTGGAGATTTTGAAAAAACAAAAAAATTTGTGACAGGATTAATTAAACGTGGTCATGAATCTACAATTGAACATTATAGTTTAAGTGTTCGTTTCATTGTAGATCGTGGTGTAACACATGAACTTGTGAGGCATCGTCTAGTTGCATATAGTCAGGAATCAACTAGATTTTGTAATTACTCTGGTGATGGTTTTGGTGGTCATGTTACATATATTATTCCACCTTGGTTGAAACTTGAAGAAGGAATTTATAGAGTAGATCCATATCAGAATAAATTTTATGTAGATGATGTAGAAACTTGCCCAACACCTGCAGGAAGAAATTGGTTATCATCTCTTGCTGAAAGTGAAATGACTTATTTGAATCTTGTAGAACACTCTGGTTGGTCACCACAACAAGCAAGATCAGTATTACCAAATTCCTTGAAAACTGAAATTGTTGCATCAGCTAATTTAAGAGAATGGAGACATATTTTTAAGATGAGAGCACAGGGTGTAGCAGGGAAACCACATCCTCAGATGAGTGAAGTTATGGTTCCCCTGCTAAAAGACATTCAATCAAAAATCCCCGTTATCTTTGACGACATTATTTCCTAAATTGTAGACTTTATATTTTATTTTGTTTGGATCCAAAAACTCGAAAGGTGAAATTTTACCCCTCAAGCAAAGTATTTTGATATCCCTCAATGTAAGACAAGAAAGAAGATCATACACATAATCAATATCTGGTGGTTTCGTATGATCTTCTTCTTTTTTCATAAGCTTTTCTTCAGGTGTTGGTGACGGCCAGTTATCGAATATATCATCTCTTACAATTCCCTTATATCCCATGTTTCCTGGTCCCCTTTCTTTTAAGAAGGATATCAATCTCTTTTACAGCTTCGAATAAATCCTCCTTTCCATCAACTATGTAAACGGGTTCGTGTCTTTTTGCGAGATGCTCGAAGATTTCAATTCTCCAGCAATAATTGTAATCACTATTGATATTGATACAGCAATATTTACCGGAGTTTCTCCATTCTTCAATCATCGCAAAAGCTTTGAGTATTTTATCTTCTCGGAGTTCTTCTTTTGTGTATGATTTAAAATATTTTTTGCTTGACACGCCCCCTCCTTCCTTGTTTCCCATGAGATTCATTATAACGATTTAAAAATCTCTGTAACTTACAACGAAATCTTCCAATCTGAAGATAGTAGTTGATATTATGAGATAGTTCAATCATTACCCATGGTCCCATTGGATCGAAATATACTTCTTTGACTTCCTTAAATTTCATAAGGGAATCGAGAGAAGTATTTTCATAAGAAGTTTTTTCAATCTGTCCTGCCCAGATATGACCTTTTGGATAACGTATACATTTTGTGTAGTTTAGTCTCTCTGGTGGAAACCAATCTGGAAGTTCAAACTTTACCTCTACTTCAATGACTTCTGGAAATAGAGCTCCATTCCTACTTTCCGAACGAGATGTACTCATAGGTGTTACCTGCCTTTGTACATTCGGTAATGGTGTCAGCAGAAACACCATGCTCCAGAAGAAGGTTTTTGAGAATAGTCTTCTTCGACGATGTACCATATTTTCCAGATACATCATCAGCGTATAGTGTTGCCTTTTCCAAACCAACACTATGGATGAATTTCATGAGCGGTAATTGAAGAGCTTTCTTTTCCTCTTCAAGCTTCTCAATCTTGTCTTTGATCTTCTTCAGTGCCATAAACTGTTTTTTCTGCGCTCCGGTAAGATTAAACTCTTCCACTTTCTTTCCCATCTTAAAATTCCTCCTTCGGTGAAATTGCTTCAATTATTTCTTTTGGAAATAATGAAATCCGTTCTTTGTTTATTGCTTCATAATCGTACCCTTCTTCTTTGGTGTCCATATGATGAAGAATCCAAAGGAAAGGTTTACGAACCCACTTCTCCAAAAACTCACCATATTGTAACATGGTTGTAAGATGAAAGATGAGTCCTTGACGACAATCTATATCACCAAATTTTACCCATCTATCATCTGCTTTATGATCCCATCCGCAAAAGAATGTATCTGGTAACTTAAATCCTTTATAATTCATCCAGATCTCTTCCTTGGTATCCATACCACCACTAACGTGATCAAAAGCGTGACCATTACAAGCTACATCATATGGAGAGGTTACAAGATAGTTGAAATAAGCTTTTCCCCCATTAACATTTCCAATATATGTATCATATACTAGAAGAATACCTTTGTACCACATTATATTCAGAGATTCCATTTTTTTGGATGATTCTGAATAAAAATCCAGTTTGAAAATTTCTTCAAAACCGAACCTCTCAACGATCATTTTAAACTCACCTTTTGGGCAACCAAAGTATGAGTCGTTCATGGATTTTAACATATCTCTTTTAAGTCTCGTACTGGAAAGATGTAACGCAAAACCCAATGCCATTGTTTCTTTATTATCTTCGTATCTTGCTCCTGTAAATTTCTCTGCCGCGTCTAGAGCATCATAGTTTAGAACTCTATGAATATTTTTCTTTAACTCATCCATTATTTCCCTCATTGTTTTGCTATCTTTTTTAGTCTATCATAAGACTCGTTTATTTCTTTCATTTTCTTTTCTGAACCACCTTCTACATCTGGATGATATTTCAAACTGAGTTTTCTTCGTTGACTTGAGAGTTGTTTAATTGTAAATGGATATTTAACTTCAAGAAGTTTCATATCATTATTAAGAATTCTTCCTACTTCTGTTGCTTGTTGATATGCCCTTCTATGTGCTTCTTCTGTTCTTCTTCTCATTTCTTCAAATTGGTTATGAATTTCTTCTTGAAAACGCATGAATTCTTCATGTCTTTGTCTATGCCGTTCTTTTAGTTCCTCGTATTCACGTTCACTCTTTTTTAAAGATTCTTCAAACATTTGTCTTTTTTCTTTAGATTGTTTTTCCATAAATACAAATAGTCGAATTAAATAATAAAGTCCATATGTCATTGCAGACACAAGCAAACATATAAAAATAAAGTCATCAGAACTCATTTCCGTTACATATATCTCCCTTTATTTTATGATATTCTTTTTTTTTGTGTTTTTCCTTCAATCTTTTTATTCTTTTATAATTTCCACCTTTTGGTGTTAATCCAACTTTTAACAATGCTTGTCTTGTTGTCTGTGTTGTTTCTATTGACTCAATTATTTCTTCATCTGAAATTCTCTTTTTGACTTTACAATAAGTTTCAGTTTGACTATGACAGTTTGGACAAAGATATCTTAAATTATTTCTATTGTTGTTTTGTCCATTTCCATCAATATGATCTATATGTAATTTTAATGGTTTTTCTAACCATTTGTCTAAATTACATAATAAACATTTTCCTTGTTGTTCTTTTAAAACTCTTCTTAATTTTTCTGCCAATGGAACATCATTCCAAGGTAGATTTTTAACTATATTATTTTTAGTTTGTAGTGAGTTCTTTCCCATTTTATTATAAATTTGTTTTAGCTCATCTTTACTTCTATTATTCCAACTTTTTTTCCATTTATTATAACTACTTTTTACAGCAACACTATTTTTCTTTCTTATTATAGAACATTTATTATAACTATTTTCACAGCACCATTTACCACATCTTAGTTTATATTTTGCTTTTTTTCCACAACCATACTCACATAACATAAAAATATCCTTAAATAAAAAATGGTGGGAGAGAGGGGATTTGAACCCCTAAGGTATTGAAATACCGAGGAATTTTAAGTCCCTTGCGTAGACCAGTTCCGCCACTCTCCCACACACAGTTCTATCTTCTTTTCCTTGGAGAAATTATACCACTTTTCTTCTTGGACATTCCAAGAGGACCAACCTGGTAATATTTTTCCTCTCTTCTGTTCTCAACTATTTGTTTGAATTCCGGATCTGATTTATTATTTCCTGCCCAAGTGTATCCCTTGTTCCTCAAAAATGATGTTGCCATATTCTCCAATGATTTTCTTTTATGCATAAAATATCTTATCCCCATAGTAAGATAGAAATTAGCAGAGAGGACCCAATTATGCTCGTAGCTGCAATGGGACGGGCCTGAAGCACGCTCGTTCTCTGGCTAAGGCGAAGAGAACTTTACTACGAATCTCCCGGTCTTTCGACACCTCTCTGCTATTTTTTTAAGTTGTAATAGTACTCCGTCCTTGATAGAGTTTCACCCGACTGGATAAAACTGGTGCGGGTTCTGGAATCGAACCAAACCATCTATTACAACTTTTTAATTTGGTGTGACCGGAGGGACTTGAACCCTCGACCACCGGATTAAAAGTCCGATGCTCTACCAACTGAGCTACGATCACTATTGGTGGACCCTGATGGACTCGAACCATCCACCATTCGGTTATGAGCCGAAGGCTCTACCAGATGAGCTAAGGGTCCATTAAACCCTAAATGATTGCATCTGTCTTCCGTTTCATGGTCGATCTTTTGTATGCAGTATATTCATCAACTGCTTCAATGATTTTCTGCATGTGCCGCATCTCGACCATCTTGTTATCGTAGGTGATAACGAGAGATTTATATCTATCTGCTTCCGCATGGCAATCTGCAATTGCTTCCTTCAGTTTCCCCTTAACTTCAGAAAGCTCGCATTTGATCTGCTTGAGTTCTTGTTTCGACTCTACCAACTCCCTTCGCAGGTTGTATGTTTGTAACTTAACCTGCTTTCTGATGGCATTCTCAAATGGTTGCAGATGTGGAGGAATGTTAAACGTCTGGGTTTCTTCAGTTGTATTATGGTTTTCCTCTGTTCTTTCCCCATTGTTTCCATTTCCATTTCCACTCTGTCTTTGAAGTTTTGCCCGATAACTTCTAGACAATTCTCTGGAAACCAGTTCTCCGTTAACCAACTGAACCCTGAACTTCGCACCTCTCACTAGCGGAATACCATTTGCGAGTTTGAATTTTTTTGCTGCAAACTGAACTTCTTCTGGATGAATTTCTCTTCCGAGTTCCCCACTGTAAACAGTTGCAAGTCTTTCGCATTCAGACTTGGGAACTTGATATTTACCCTCACCAAAGTTACATAAATAAGATCCAACCCTTTCATAAACCTCGTTTGAAATCCTCCTTGAATGAACTGCCATACCTTTCTTCCTCCTTGCTGAATAAAATAGTTTCTTTTCTAATAATTAATATATATAGATAATATTCTTAACTATAAGAACAAAAATTAAAATATATGGGAAAGATATTAGCACTTAGTGCATGGGGATTTGCTATAGTTATATCCTCTGCGATATTTTTTTATATTGGTTATTTAATAGATAGTAAATTTGGGACTGAACCATCATTCATGTTAGGATTATTTCTTTTGGCAATATTTTTAACTATTTCTAGATTATATCAGGAAGCATGGAAAAAACGAAGCAAATAGTGGGAAACTTTTTTTAAGTATGGGAACATACAATAAATTCTATGAAAAGGAGTAGTATTATGGACGATCTGAAACAGCTGTTAGGAAAAGTGAAGGAAGTGGTAGCAAAAGCAGAAGTTAATCTTACCAAATTTACAGAAAAAGGAAATAAGTCTGCAGCTGGTAGGGTTAGAAAAGACATGCAGAATCTCAAAAAGGTTGCACAGGAGATTCGTATTTGTATCATGGCAAAACTAAAAGAAGGAAAAGAGTAATTGAATAAAGATGAGCTTTGGGATAAAATGATTGAATCATTTGAAATTGCAGGATACAGAGAGGTGAAAAATGAGGATGTGGAAAGTGAATCCCAAGCTCCTTTGCAGGAAACACCTTCTCGGGGAGCACCTGGAGATGACAATGTTCTTGGGGTGCCTCCGAGAAGGAAAATCAATTAAAGGATACATTGATAATGGGTTAGTTGAAGTTCATAATATAATTAAACGACACGATGAACTTGCAGAAGAGATGAAAAACCGTGGATATAATCACAAAAGTCCAGTAAAAGATATTTCTCTTTGGGAAGCCGGATTTGTTAATTCAGAACAAAATATAGTTGAATTACATAGGAGATGCCCAGACTGTAGAGAAAGGATAAATAAATGTGGAGATACATGAAATACAACCATCATGGGAAAGAAGTTTGGGTAAGAAGAGATCTAAAAGGAAGACATTCAGATTTGTGTCTATGTTATAAATGTTCAAATTTTTATCCCGGTGAAGAAAGAAATTGCAATATAGCAAACGAACTCTATAAAAACTGCGTTAAATTTGATCTTGTAACTCCAGTTTTTGAATGTCCAAAATTTGAGCTTTATCCTACCTTTGAACTTTTATCAAATCCAAGATTAGGTGAATAAATGAAATGGTGTGTATATGGTGATTGTAATTGGTGGGGATATGCGAAAATAGTTCATGTAGCTTCTAATGTCGTCTATCTTCTATATTCTGAAAAACAACATTATCCTCCAGAAGTTTGGTGGGATAAACCTGTTTATGTTAAAAAATTTGATAGTTTGCTTCACGCAGTTAAATTTTATTGTGATTCAGAAAATGTAGATTTGGATGAAGAACTAGAAAATGCAAAGTATAAATTCCCTAGTAATTTTGAGGAGTAAAAATGGAAAACGGAAAGAAACCAGAAGTTATTATTGTTGCTCCACACCCGGATGATGAAATTATTGGGTGCTATTCAATCTTAAAAAATAAGGATTTATCACCAATAATCATTTATACAGAAAATGTTTCAAATGAAAGAAGGGAAGAAGCTTTAAAATTAAAGACTGTCATTCCGAACATAAAAATTCAATTATTTCAAAAGACTATTCCTGGTCATTTTTTATCCCCTTTTAATACTTATTATTTTCCAGATCCTACATACGAGTTTCATCCGGCGCATAGAATGTCTGGCGCAACAGGAGAAATTTTCTTAAGAGAAATGAAATATAATATTATTTTCTATAGTATTAATATGCAAGCACCATATATTTTTGAAGTTAAAGATAAAGAAAACAAAAAAGAACTTCTTGATGAAGTATATCCATCTCAAAAGAGTTTATGGGAATCTAATGCAAAATATTATTTATTTGAAGGATATTGTAAATGGTTGATATAGGAGGGGTCTTATGAGTAAAATTATAACTCTAATGGAATGGTTGAAAGAAATTACTAGATATCCACATGATACACATAAGTTTATTCAAATATGTGAAAGAGAAGGTATTGGAAATCCAACCAATCCTGACGAAAATTATGAAAGAATAGTGTTTTATATTTATACTGATACACATTGTTATAGTATCGTTGCAATTGATAAAGTTAGTGATGATGGTTATTTGGGGTGTCAAGCTGCTACACGGAAAGCATTAGCTGGCGAAGATTGGGTCAGAGGAAATGATCTTCCTGATGGACCATTTACAAGAAATACATGGGAAAAAATTAAGGACGCAATAATTGGATATGAATTAGTAGAATTATCCACAAGTAGTGGGTGTTGTGAAGAATCATGCTATAGTAAATGCCCAGCAGAAGCAGTTATAACTGAAAGAGAAAAAGAGGATGAACCAGTAGCATGTGGAATTGATTCTAAAGATTGTAAAACATGAAGCTAATGAATTTTCTCAGGAGAGAAAAATGAGTATAAAATATGTGGTCGGAAGCTAGTAAAGAAAAACTTAGAGAAAGGAATAGAAAAAATTGGAAAGATGGGTGTTTTGCGACTCCAGAGTATAGAAAAAAATTAAAAGATTCTATAGAAAAATCATGGGAAAACAACGAAGATAGAAAAAAAAGAATTAGTATAATAACTAAAAATGAATGGAAAAAAGAAGAGTCACCACTGAAAAGAATAGATATTGTAGAAAAGAGAAAAATCTCGCTATCTAAAGCATGGTCTAGTAATGATAAAAGATATAAACAAAAAATAAAACAAAAAGAAGTATGGTCAAATCAGGATAAAAAAGAAGAAGCAAGAATAAGGTCAAAAAATAACTTTAAAAATGAAAATTATATAGAAAAATTAAAAGCAGGATTAAAAATAAAACCAAATAAACCAGAAAAAATATTAGATAAAATTTTAAGCGAGTTATTTCCAAATAGTTATAAATATGTTGGAAATTTTGAAATATGGATAGGAGGAAAAAATCCAGATTTTATATGTGAAAATAGAAAGAAAATAATTGAATTTTTTGGAACATATTATCATGAAGAATCTCATGAAGATATTAGAACTAGTCATTTTTTAAAATATGGATATCAAACACTAATAATATGGGAAGATGAAATCGAGAATATTGAAGAAGTAAAGAGAAGAATAAAAGAATTTCATGGAGAATAAAATGGGAAGACTAATTTTTGTTCCTCAATATCCTACTCCTCTCAGATATCAATCCTGGTGGTTGTCAGAGTTTTCAAAGAATTTCTGGAAACATTATGATAATGTAATTGTTCTTGGAATTAGAACTCATTTTGGAATTAAAGATCAACCATATAGTTCAAATATATATGATGAAAACTCTTGGAATGAAGCACTAAAGTCTGACGCAAATATGTTTTCTCCAGTTGATGCATCAATTAAATTTGAAACAGAGCAAATTCAAGAATACTTAGAACTTGATTTGAAACTCGATGATACTCTATTTATGGCGGATTTATCATTTCCAGGATTTTTTGCAAATGTTTTACATCATAGAAGACCACGGAAATGTTATGCATTTTGCCATGCTACAAGTTTAAATGTTGGTGATTATTTTGAAAGCGTTAGGAGAAGTAAATGGAGAGTTGAGTGTGGTCAGTCATATATCTTTGACAAAGTTTTCATTGGAAGTAAATATCATTATAATAAACTTGCTGATCCTAGTTTATATCCTCCCTTTGATGGAAATACATTGAAGGTTATTGGACTTCCAAATCCACCAATGGCCACATTTAAAGAAGAGAAGAAATATAATATTATTTCTGTAGCAAGACCATCTTATCAAAAAGTCAATCAAGAAATTGAAGAAAGAGTAGAAAGAGAATTTGGAAAGATTGTTAGAAAAGAATGTAACTCTTGGGAAGAGTATTATAAATTTGTATCAAGTGGGAGAGTATTACTTATAACATCAAGAGAGGACACATTTAACTATACTATATTGGATGCTATTAATAATAATACAATAGTATTAGCTCCAAATAGAATAGTTTTTCCAGAAATACTTGATAAAAAATACTTATATAATGATATTTCAGAACTATATAATTTACTTTATTATTATCTATTAAGTCCAGACTATATATTACCTGAAGTAAAATGTAAGTCTCTTATAGATAATTTTTTCAATAATCTTATTCAGGAAATCAAGGAATGAAACCAAGATCTGAAGAACATTGTAGAAAAATATCAGAATCTAAACGTGGAAAGAAACTTTCACAAGAACATATAGAGAAGATACGAGCTGGTGTTATTAAAGCATACTCAAATCCTGAAGTAAAAGAAAAACAAAAATTTAATACATCTCGTGGTGAAAACCATCCCATGTTTGGAAAAGAAGGTATTTTTCTGGGAAGAAAGCATACAGAAGAAACAAAGAAAAAGATGAGTATTAAACAAAAGGGTGTTAATCATCCAATGTATGGAAAGAAACACAAAGAAGAATCTAAAATTAAAACATCAAATTCTTGTAAAAAATGGTGGAAAACGGAAGATGGTTTTAAAGCTAAAAGAAAACAATCAGAAATGATGAATTCTGGATTATCTTCATATGCAAATTCTTTTATTTCTGATCCATCAAAACCGCAAGTAGAATTATTTTCAATGGTTAAATCTATATTTTCATCAGCAGAAATAAACTATCCATTTTTTAATTATAGTCTTGATATTGCAATTCTAGATAAAAGAATAGTTATAGAATATGATGGTTCTTATTGGCATCAAGATAAAGAGTATGATGATAAACGAAAAAAATATTTAGAAAATCATAAATGGAAAGTTATAAAATATGTAGATAATATTCCATCTATAGATCAGCTAAAAACTGATATTGAGAATATAATATATCAATAAGGAACATAATTCAAAGGTGATATATGCCTTTTCGTGCGTTCAATACATGGTTATTTGATGGCAACCTCAAGTCTGATATTCCTAATAAAGATGTTCTTCTCAAATATAATTCCCCCATTACTCCAATGTATGCAATAAATATCTTTCTTGCATCTGGAAAGTTGAATCAATATTTAGATCAAAATTTTAATAATATTGGTTTGTGGTATTTAGATAGAGAAGAACTATTTAAATTTATTAAGAAATGTGTTAAAGATTTTAAAATTCAGAGACATCAACTTTCATTCATTCCATATCCTAAAAAGAAAGATAAAATATGGAATGAAGTAAGAAGCAGGTTTCCAAATATAAAAAGCTATGAGGTTACTCTATTATGTAATCTAATAGAAAAGAATCCCGAAAAGGAAGCAATCTATACAGCTCTTGGTATTGAAAAAGCAGAAAAAAAGAAAACCAAAAAAGAGAAAAAAGAAAAGAAGAATAATATTTCATTAAAAGAATTATTAGAAGAAAACTTTTCAATCATGGAAGTTGAGTTTGAAAAATAGGAGATTTTTATGTCACCAATAAGCATTAAGAATTCTTTTGCAGATTGCCTTACCTGCAAACTGCTTAATGCTCCATCTTGTATATTAGAAACTAATAGTGAAGATGATCTATCTAAAGTAGAAGTTATTTTTATTTCTGAGAATCCAGGAAAAGATGAAGTAAAAAAGGGTGTCCCACTTATCGGAAGAGCGGGACAAATGTTCAGAAAGTATTTTGATAAGTATTTCAAAAAGAATTTCAAATGGTTATTGACTAATACAGTTTTGTGTTTAACTCTAAATGAAGAAGGGAATACAGGAAATCCGGATGATGAAACTATAACTAAATGTAAAGAGAATTGTTTTAATATAATTGATATATGCAAACCAAAGCTTATAGTTCTCATGGGAACATCTCCAATGAAAGCATTTGCTATTGCAGAAAGTGGTATTACTAGTCCTGATAAAGCTGGAAACTTTTTCAAATGGAGAGGATATGATCTCTTTTTAACTCTTCATCCATCTTATATCAATAGAAATAAAAATATGGAACCGAGATTTGATGGAGATTTGAAAAGAGCTGCAGAATATCTAGGGGCAAAATTCAATGAAGTTAAAAAGTCTATTGCGACGACTAAATCCGGGGTATATCATTACAAAATACCAGATAAGTATTATTCAGCAGATTATAAACTCATTGATACCCAGTTCATCGGGAAAACAGGTGAAGTTGTCTACATCTTTAGAGACAAAGATAACAATAAAGTTTATCACAGAGAAAATGACGATTACATTTGTTATCAAATAAAACCTGGTGTTGATCCAAAGAAGGTAGTGTCATACAATGATTTATTGCAGGTTAAAATTCCGTATGCTCAAAAGTTTAATTTAGATCCAGAGATAACATATGAGGGTGATCTAAAAATCACAGTTAAGCATACACAAGATTATTATTTACGAAAGAAAGAAGAAGAACCAGATATTCCACTGAACGTAATGTTTACAGATATTGAAACATATGCATATGGTCTTGAATTTTCAAATATTGATGATGCAAACGATCCAATCGTTATGATTACATATTGTTATCATAACGATGTAGTAACTTTTGTAGTTGATCCAAAAGTAATTGTAAAAGGAAATAAACAGGAAATAAGAAAAGATCCAAAAATTATAATTTGTAATAGTGAAAAAGAACTTTTGAGTAAGTTCTTTTCTGCAGTAAGAAAGTTGGATCCTGATATTATTACTGGGTGGAATAGTAATTATTTCGATATGCCAATGATTATAAATAGGGCTAAAAAAATTGGTCTTGATCCAAGTGGATTATCTAGATTTGGTCAAGTTAATTTTGAGTTCTATCAGGGATATGTTGATGTTGCTGGATTAGTTTGTTTGGATATGATTGATTTATATAAAGCGTTTACACAGTCCAGAAAAGAAAGTTATTCTTTAAATGCAATAGCAATTGCAGAACTAAAAGAAGGAAAACTTGAAACATCTTCAATGTTTCCAAAGATGTATAGAGAAGATGTAAATAGATCAATAGATTATAATATCAAGGACGTTACTCTCCTTAGAGATTTAAATAATAAACTCAAACATATTCAACTACAAGATGAACTCAGAAGAATTTGTAGAGCGAGTTTTAGGGGATCAAGAAGTTCAATGGGGCAGCTTGATTCTCTCTTGGTTACATTCTTAAAAGAAAGAGGTCTATCTTCAAAAAATGCTATTCATCAAGAAAAAGAAGAAGCATTTGAGGGAGCATTTGTAAAAGAACCTATTGTTGGTCTTCATGATTACATCGTTGATTTTGACTTCACATCTCTGTATCCTTCTATTATTAGAACTCTCAACATTGGAGTAAATACATTTTGTATGAAGTTAAAGGATTATAGACTAGGATATGACTTAGTTTATAATCGTGAAGCACTTCCTGAGAAAATTAAAGTTATTATTGATCCAGTTCAAAAACCAACTGAGGTTGAAGTAACTAAGGAACAACTAATTAAAAAGATTGAAGATTCAAATCTTATTTATTCAATTAATGGTTGTTTCTTTAAAAAGACAGAAACATCTTTCTATAGTGAAATTCTTGAGGGAATTCTACAATCAAGAAAAGTATATAAAGGAAAGATGTTTAAAGCGAAGGAAGCAGGTGATAAAGAGAAAAAAGATCTATATGATATTAGACAGTTGGTTTATAAAGTTTTGGCAAATTCATTGTATGGTATTTTAGGAAATAAAGTATTTAGATTTTTCAATGTTGATTGTGCTAGAACAATTACATTAACTGGTCAGGAAATGATTAAAAACGCAATTCTTGAAGCAAATAATTATGTTGATTCATTAAAGACAGGAAAGCATACAAGGCCAGAACCTTTAACAAAAGAAGAAATGTATGGAGATGTTTCAAGAAAAACACCATACATTATAACTGGGGATACAGATAGCTTATTTGCTACACTTCAAGATATTGTCGGAAAAGATAAGATAGAAGATTTGAAACCAATTTATGAATATTGTAATAAAATTCAGACATATTTAAATAAAGATTTAATTCCTGAAATACTTAAGAAACATAATATAGATATTGAAATGAATAAACTAGAGCTTAAAAATGAGTTGGTTATTAAACGTGGATTATTTATTTCTAAAAAACATTACGCTGTAAATGTTATTTCTCAGGAAGGTGTAAAGGCAGATGAAATTGTAGCAATGGGCTTGGATACAAAAAGATCTGATTATCCATCATATACTAAAGAATGTTTAAAAGAACTATTTGATATATTACTAAAGAGCGATAAACCATCTATTGCGAGAATTATTAGATATGTTAAGGATAAAGAAAATGATTTTATTGATAAGATAAAGAAAGGGGATAAGACCGTTGCAAGACCAGTATCTTGGGGTAAGAAAATAGATGATTATAAAACTTTACCTCAAGGGGTTAAGTCGATGGAGAACTGGAACAAATTAATGTATAATACTCATAATGTTGGATCTAAGAGTTATCTGTTCCATGTTCAGGGAATTGATCTTGATAGAGCACCAAAAAATATAGCAGAAAATTTTAATAAAAATTTCTTAGGAAAAGGGAAAAAATTAGACACCATTGCAGTTCCTGAAGATGAAAAATCTTTACCCCCATTTTTAATTCCTGACGTAAATAAAATGTTGGAATTTTCCTGGAAAGATCGTTATAAAATATTATTATCACCATTAAATGAAGTTAAAGAAAAGGATAGGATATTAAAATTTTAAATATGAAAAAATTTTGTGAGTGCGGGTGTAGAACCCAAATAAATCCAAATATAAGATTTGTTAGTGGACATAATAGAAGAGGATGTAAATGTAGTGCTGAATCGGTTCAGAAAATGCGAGATGGTTTGAAACTTAGATGGAAAGATCCAAATAGTAAATATAATTCTTCTGAATATAGACTATATACTAAAACTAGATCTCTTGGAAAAAAGAGAGGTCCAATGTCTACCGAGCAAAAAAATAAAATAAGCAGAACAATGATTGGAATACAATATTCTAATGAGTGGAAAGAAAAACAGAGACAGAGATTATTAAATGGTCATGCTTCTTATATGAATAAGTTTATAAAAAATCCATCCAAACCAGAAATTAAATTGCGAGATATAGTTAAGGAATTATATCCAACTTGTGAATTTCAATATCAGATTTTTAACTATTCATTGGATGTTGCTATTCCAGAATATAAAATAGCAATTGAATATGATGGGTGGTTTCATTTTGATTGTCAAGAACATATAGATTATCATATAGATAGACAGCAAAGAATTGAAGGAGAAGGGTGGATATTTATTAAATATACAATGTATGATAAATTTCCAAGTAAAGAAAAAATTGAAGAAGATATTAATAGTTTACTAAGGAGGAACCAATGCCAAAGGTAGTTAGACTTATTGAGTGTTTTCAGTCTTATCAGGGAGAAGGTCCAGATACTGGAAAGTCTATGCTGATTGTTCGGTTCAAGCGATGTAACAGACAATGTCCTTGGTGTGATACTACTGTAAAAATGAGAATCTCTGTTGAATCAGAATATGAAATTCAAACTATTCAATCTGTTATTGATGATAAAAAGTGTGGTCTTTTGATTACGGGTGGAGAACCAACATTTAATTTGAATTTAGCTGGAACTCTCGATCTTATAAATTGCACTAATTCTAAGTATTATAATGTAGAGACAAATGGATATGCACTAATGAAACTAATTAAAGATGTGGATCAAAAGAAGAATGTAAAATATATATTATCTCCAAAATTATTTACTGATAAAGATTTGGAATTTTATACTGATTTGACTAAGAAAATTTATACTAACGAAAAAGTATATTTTAAAATAGTTACGGAAGATAGAAAACTTATCCATGATTATCTTAAGTTCTTAACTAGCTTTAATATTAATGATAGAGTTTATCTAATGCCAGAAGGAAAATCGAAGGATGAGCTAATTCAAAACAGTCCATGTGTATTTGATATGTGTGAAAAATATAAGTTTAATTTCTCTTCTCGAGAACATATTATATATGGATTTGTATAAAATGGGGGTGGTATTATACCATGAATGAAAAGAAAAATGAAATACGTGGGGTTTTTGTAGAGAGAAGAGATAACGAAGATATGGAAAGCTTGATTAAAAGATTCAAGAAAAAGGTTTCCAAATCTGGAGTTCTTCAAGACCTCAAACGAAAGTCTTTCTATGTAAAACCCAGTGAATATAGAAAGAAAAAGAGTTTGGATGCTAGAAGAAGAAATGAAAAAGACAAACTAAAGAACTTGAAAACAACTGATAAAATCAGAAAAAGGAGCAGGGATGATGAAAACAGTAGAAGCGATCTGCGATAAGATTGTTGTAAAAGTAGTATTTCAACAGGAAGTTAGAAAGAGTGGGATTGTAATTCCTGAAACTATAAAGTCAGAACCACAGAACCGTGGGCTTGTTGTATCAATTGGTCAAGATGTAAAATATATAAAAGTGGGAGATACTGTATTTTATCATCCACGCGGTGGTCAAGATTTTATTGTTGATGATGTCATTTATAAAGTTCTAGGAGAGTCAGAAATCTACGGTGTCCTGAAAGAGGCTTAAATGAAACTATTTTTTGCTAGTATTATCGCAATCGGATTTTTAAAAGAAGAAGACGGAAAAACATCATTTTGGTTTGACATATTAGATTTTGATGATGGCGAAAACAGTTGCTCCCTTTTCTGTATTGAGAAAGCTGGTGATGAATGGTTCTTTGATCTATTCTTTATTCATATAATCTAGTATTATTGGAAACTATCTCATTGGATATCTATATCCTTTGTTTGGAATAAATTATGTAATCAAAACTAGGAGAAGAACAAGTGAGAAATAATTATGTGTGCGCAGGTTTTGAGACAGTAGCTGGAATACTGGATAGATTTATAAAAGGACCAGAATATAATCACAATTTTACACGCAGTGATATAAATAGATTTTTTGGAAATACATGTAATAAGTTTTTACATTCATATGGTCAGTATTTCAGAGAAGCTAGAAAATATAATAAGTATTCAAAAAAAGAAAACGAACTATTCGTTAAGTGTAGATCATTCGGATTTTTTGATGATTCTGAATTCTTTGTTGACTCTGGAGGATTTCAAATATCAGTAGGAATCCTAGATAAAGTTAAAACAGATTTATTATTTAATATGTATTATGAGTTTCTTACTGAATATATTGATAGTTATAATAGAGCATTTATTCTCGACGTTCCTCCTGGTCCAAATTGTAAAGTTTTTTCGGATTTTGATGATGTATATAAAATGAATTATGAGTCTTACACAAAAGCAGCAAATCTTCCTTCAAACGTAAGAGATAAAATTATTTACGTTCATCATTTCAGAACACCAAAACTATGGGAAATTTATTCTAAGATATTACATGATGATGGTTTGTTTAAGTATTTCAATTACCATGCAACTGGTGGAATCGTAGCAAACCAATCTTCCGATATGGATATTCCATGTATCATCTATGTAATTCCTCTTATTCCCCTAATAAATGAAGCATTAAAAAATAAGAGACCTACATTACATTTCCATATTCTTGGTGGATCAAACTTCAGAGAAATTTTATTTTACGAGTTATTCAAATTACATATGTTGAAAAAACATAATCTTAATTTAGAAATTACATATGATTCTTCTGGTTTATTCAAAGGTCTGATGCGAGGAAGATATGTATACATTATGGATGGTGATGCAATTAAAAAGGTTGATATAAGAACTAGCTCATTATCTTTAAGATATAGAAATGAAGATAAGAAAATAAATGAGAAATATCTAGAAACTTTAGACGAGTTTGCAGATACATTTGATTTTGCAAAAATATCGAGATCAGATGTTTATTGTGGAAACTCCGGAACATTTCATACAGATGTGAAAATATACACTATGCTCTATTCATTATATATGTATTCAAAAGTTCAGGATAAAATGAGAAATGTTGTTGTTGATTTATATTCTTTATATGAATCTGGAGAACTTGAAGAATTCAATACTAAAGCAGAATTGATAACTAGAAATATTAATAATGAAAAGATTACTAGAAAACAGCAAAATAAAACATATAGTATAGTAAGATCATTGGATATGTTAAGTAACTTAGATGAAGATTACTGTAAACATATAGTTGAGAAGTTTCTTGCTAAAGATGAGTTTATTGAATTACTTAATGGTAATAATAAAATAGTGAGGTGGTAAAATGCCATTCCCTTCTAATGCTGTTCATCAGATTCCAAGTCATACACACACCATAAACAAACCTTCTATCTACGATGCTTATGGTTTTAGAATTGACCCTTTGAAGGAAGAAGAACTAGAAGATGGAGAGGTTTTGTGTGATGTTTGTAAAGGATATGGATATACTAATGAAACTTACTGGGGAAGAATGATTTGTAGAAAATGTCAGGGATTAGCAAAATTAGATTGGATTGAAAGAATAGTTGGAAAGAAAGAACCCGATTTCTCTGGATATTCTGGATATACAGCTGCCTCAGGATGGACTAGTTCTAGTGGTTATATGGTTTCTGGAACCAGTGGTTTTACCGGTGTATCGGGTGTTCCTGATACATCTGGTTGGCAAGCATCTATTCCTAGTCATAGTCATTCAGCACCACAGCAAGTATTTCCCTCACCAGGAACTTTATCGTATAACACTAATGATGGAAAACTAAGAATTTCAGATGGAGTATCATGGCAAGATGTATTAGACACAGTTGCTAAAAGTAAAACTGTTAACAAATTCATGAATGGATTTAAAAAGCTGATGAATGGAGAGTGAACTTGATTACACAAAACTTCGTTGATGCTTGTTTCCTTTTGATTTTCAATAAAAACACAAAAGTCAGAAGGAATAATACGCTGTATAGAGATATCAAATCCATTATAGATTTCTATAAGAAAACAGAAAAAATAAATATTCCAATCTCTATAAAAAATAAAGTAGATTGCCTTTCTAAAGTTTGTGATATGAGGTTAAAGGATAAACACATTGATAATATTTTAGATAGTCTAGCATTCAGCGAAAAATTTAAACCAATTATTGATTTTATCCAAACTAAAATGAGTGAAGAAGTTAAGGATGATGTTTTAGAAAGTCATATCAATCAAATAAGATTAAGAAAAAAATTGAATACGATGCTTGAAAATTATGATAAAATTAAAGGGTTCGTTGAGGTTGTAAGTGATGCTTCTTTCGATTCTATAGATGATGTCATTCTAGATTATGAACAGATTGTAAGGGAATCATATTTAGGATTAATGGATGCAAGCAGGTCTACAGCACTTGAGGCATCAAAATCTCTTGATTTGACTAAAGATAGTTATGAAGATGCATTATCAAAAGCATTGGAGAAGTATGAGAGAAAGAATACAACTCCAACTGGATATCCAATTTTTGATAATGATATTTTTAATGGTGGATTTGAACCATCAAGACTCTATATTTTCGGTGGTGGGAGTGGTTCTGGAAAATCAACACTAATGTTAAACTTTATTGCAAACTGCGCAAAAAATCGTTTGATTCCAGAAAGAGATAAAGAAAAGAAAATTGAAAATGTTTTTATATATGTAACACTTGAAAACTCTGTAGATGAAACATTAATGAGATTATATCAAATCCTATTTAATAAGACTATAAAGGATGCAATAAATGATATAGTCAAATTAGGTAAGGAATATGTTGAAAAAATTATTAAAGAAAAGTTTTTAGAAAGTAAATCAACTCTAATTCTTAAGTATTATCCTGGTATGTCAATAAGTACAGTAGATTTATCAATGGTTCTTGATGATGCAGTTTTAGAATATGGAAAGGAATCAATAAAAGGTTTATTTGTTGATTATTTAGATCTTCTCAAAACGGATATGAAATATGATTTATATAGATTGGAGTTGGGGTTTATTACTCTATCTCTAAAGAGTTTAGCTGTTCATTATAGAATCCCAATTATTTCAGCTACACAACTTAATAAATCTGCTTATAGAACACCAGATGCAAAGAGTTTGAATCTGGATCAAATTTCAGAGTCAGCAAAGAAAATCGAACATTCAGATTGTATATGTCTTCTTATAAAAGATGGAACTATTGAAGATAAGGTTTATGTCAAAGTTGGAAAGAACAGAAGTGGAAAATCAGATCAATCTCTAGAATTTAAAACACAATTTAAATACTTCAAATTTTTAACTGGAATGAAAGTAACTAATCCTGATAAACAAGATAATTCAGGAATTGATACATTTAATGATAGTAATAAGAAAATTGGATTTGGTGGAATGGGTCCAATCTAGGAGGAATGATATGTCTTGTGTTGTTGCATATGATTCTGGAAACGGAACAATATATTTGGCATCTGATTCTATAGGAATTGATGGAAATGATTATGTAATAAGAAAAGATAAGAAGGTTTTTATAAAAGATGGTGTTGGATTTGGATTTGTTGGTTCATTCAGAATTGGACAAATTCTGAGATCTATTTTTAAAGTTCCAAAGAAAAAAGAGAATCAATCAGATTATGATTATATGTGTTCTACTTTCATAGATTCATTATACAAATGTTTAAAATCGAAGGGATTTGATCCAGGAGAAAAAAATGAACTTGGAGAAATGGAATTTCTAGTTGCTTATAATGGAAAAATATATCATATTCTTTGTGACTTTCAAGTAGCAATATATGACACACCATATATGTCAATTGGTGCAGGTGGAAGATATGCTCTTGGATATTTATGGGGTTGTTCTGGAAGTAATTTTCCAGTTGAAGATAAAGTTAGACTCGCATTGGAGTGTTCATCTTCGTTTTCTGCAGCTGTAAAAGCACCATTTGAAGTCATTAAAGTTAAAAAATATAAGAAACAAACTGACTGTGTCGAGTAAATTTCTAAGAACAAATAAACAAAAAGAAGGAAACTATCGAAAATTACTCTAGGAGGAATTCTATATGAAGAAGAAAGTTTCGTATGTTGATTTACTGAAAGAAGCAATTTCCGAGTTTGATGTTAAGTCTTTCGACTATAAAGGTCCCATGACAGAACCCATCCTTGGTTACACAGGTGATGGTGAAATGGAGACCAATAAGGATGCAGCTTCTATTCTGGAAAGGTATTACTACAATGAAAAGAACCCAGTTCTCGAGCAGACAGTAGAAGAGCCAGATCCAGAAGAGAAGAACGAAATCGTCACTGGCGATACTCCAGATGACATTGATGAAACAATGGACGATTTTGAGGATGAGATTCTAAATGATGAAACAAGTATTGATGAAGCTTTTGATATCAGTGAAGATCTAGACCTTCTTGGTGAAGAAGCTGAAGTTCTTGGTGACCAGGAAGAGGTAGAGGAACCAGAAGAGAAAGAAGAAAAGAAAGAGAAGAAAGAAGAGGAAGATGAAGGAGAAGAGGCAGCTATGGAAAGTGCCATTCTCGAAAAACTGATTGAAGAAATGGAAGAGGAAACCAAACACGAGGACGGACCTGGTGTAACTGATGGTGACCAAGGTGATGTTGAAGCTGCAAAAGATGAACCACTAGATGTCGATAAAGAAATGAAGAAAGGTGTTGAAGAATCTTTTCCAATTGGTCCTCTTTCAAAAGCTTCCGGAAAGTCAGATAGGACCGCAAAAGAAGAGATTGAGGAAGCATTTAAGATTTTCAAAGAAGAGCTCATGATGGAAGAAGATGTTGGTGAAACTCCTGCTGGAAATGAGCAGGCAGGTGCTGCTGGTAAAGAAAAGGCTCTTGGTGGTGAGCTTGATGATGAAGATCTTGGCCTTCAAAAAGAATCAGAAGATCTTGAAGAAGATCTAGATTTTTTGGGTGAAGATTTTATGCTAGAAGAAGAGGATGAGTCAGAAGAGAAAGAAGAGGGCAAAGAAGAAAAGGAAGAAGATGTAGATAGTGAAGATGTAAAAGCCTAAATATAGATATAGATGTCGGGTGGGAGAAATCCCATCCGACATTATTTTTTTCTAAAGGGGTTTAAAATTGAGAAAATTTAATGTAAAGATAGATAGTTCAGGATTGTTACTGACTATAAAAGGAAAAACTATAAGGACCCCAGCAACAATTGTATCTTTAGAAAGCGAACTTAAGTTAATAAAGATGCAACTAAAAAATGCAAATGTTTCATATCATATAGAAGAAATATTTGATAAAACTAACGATATAATAATTGAAACAATTGATTTAAACAAAGATGATGAAATTATAGAAGAGAAACATAAAGAAATTGATATTGAAGAGCTTAGTATTAAATATGAAACATTACTAAGTAAAATGATGAAAGAATCAGACTGACGAAAGAGAGATCTATAGATGAAGAGAATTGTGATATATCAAGAAAATATAGATCCAATAATATTAAATGATGATAGTGACGAACAAATCTCTTCATATATAGATAATCTTTCTGTTGTCTTTAATGCAAGCAAAGTAACAACAATTCAAACATCAGATAAAGTTGTCATTGTTAGACCATCAAAAATTGTTTCAATTTCAGTAACTGAATCAGAAGAGAAGATTGAAAATAAAATAGAAGAAGATGTGATAAGAGATGAGTAGGAGGCAATTTTGGATATTTTTTATTATTTGTGTTTACTATTCTTTGTAATTTTATCATTTTCATACATTCGTTTGAAATATTTAGAACATTTATCATCTAGAAAACAATCATTTATTAAGAATTTTGAGTTATATGCAGTAACACTTGAATATCATATGAAAAAGGCATTTGATATTATTTACAAAGAAAAGATACTAATATATTCAATTGAAGCTACAAGATTAAATCAAGCAGAGTTCAATGCAGTAAGTAGAGATTTTATAAGTTTAACATTAAAATTTTTGGGTCCTAGTCTTGCTGAAGAATACGAATTTTTATATGGAAATAAAGAAACTCTCTATTTCATAATTGTAGAGTATTTTAATAATAGATATGAACAAGATGAAATTTATAAAACTTCTACATCAGATTTAATGACACAGGATACTGAGGAAACTAAAACATGAAAAACCTTCTAGAATCGTATCTAGAATATATACAAGATGAAGATGAAAAATTACTTGAGCAGATAACTGCAGCTGGTGTTGGAAAAATGTTGAAGACCGATGTCAGAGTAAGTTTAGTATGGTCATTGGGCTTTCTTGGTCTGACAGCAGCATGGAGAGCTGCTACAATGGCATTTAGTCAAGCTCATAGAAAATGCGGTGGATTCAAGGGTGGACCTGGAAAACAAGCATGTGTAGCAAGAGAAAAGACTAAAGCACTTCAACAAAAACTTCAGATTCTAAATAGAGCAAAAGGTGGGTGTCTTAAGTCCAAGAATCCTGCAGACTGTAGAGAAAGAACACAAGTTGAAATTGATAAGATCAATAATAAAATAATGTTGTATAAAAAGAGATTACAAGATATAGTTGGTGAGCAAGAAAATTTATCTGAAATAAATGCTGCAGCTGTTGGGAAAACAGTAGCTTCTGGTGCTTTAAAAGTTGGTGGTGGTTTAGCTGGTCTTGCCAGATTATTTATAGTTGGAATGATAGTTGATAAAGCTATTTTTGTAGCATGGAGAACAGCAGCAGCAATGTTCAGTTCTGCTGTAAGAAAGTGTGGTGCTTATAAAAAGGGACCAGAAAGAGAAATTTGTATTTCAAGAATAAAAATGAATGCTCTTAAGCAGAAAATGTCTGTTTTACGACGAGTGAAAGCAACTTGTTCAAAACAGAAAGATCCAAGGGCATGTAATGAAAAGCTTGATAAAGAACTCGAAAAAGTAACAAGAGATATTCAATGGCATATTGATAATATAGCTGGTCAGAGAAAGCTAAATGCAGATGAAGAAAGGGTAGAAGATTAAGAAACAAACTCAAACGTATGTTTCTAAAAAATTTTAGAACAAATTTTAAAAGAAATGAACCAATTTAGAAAAAGGAATACAGGAGGAATATTAATATGTCATCTTATTTACTTGAAATGCAACTATTGAGTGAGCTTCCAACAGTACATGAAATCGAGTTTTTCGATACTTATCTGATGGAAGTTGATTATTTAACAGAAGATGAAGGCATCGAGCTTATTCTGGTTCTTGAAAAAGCAACCAAGAAAGTTGCAAAGTCTGTAGAAGCCAAGAAAGTTGCTAAAATTAAGCAAGCTCAAGCTTGGTATCAAGCAGCTGTAAAGAAAATTAAAGATTGGTATGCTGCAGCTGCAAAAAA